CGCAACAATGGCCCGGGGCGGTGGTGACGCACGCCGCCCCGGCATCATTGCCTGTTGACATCTGTCACGGCTTGTGACATAGATGGGGTCATCGAAACGGGAGCAAATAGATGACCGCCTTCTACATCACCCTCGACAACGGTGCCGGCGAACTGGATCGCGAGCCGGTGGACGACGATAGCGGTGGCGCAGACACCGACAGCTTCAAGGAGGCGATCGAGCGCCTTGTGGCCCGCATCGGCTTCTTCGCCCCCGGCGACACCATCAAAGTAATCGAGGGCTGACATGACCCCCAAACAACACTTCCGCAGCCTCCAGATCCGGCTCGAAATCGCCGAATTCGGCATGGGCATGCCGCTGGACCGCGAGCGCGTGAAGGAACTGCGCGCGCAGGTCGAGCAGGCCCGCCAGGACGCCGCCGAGGCCCTCGTTGAAGCCGAGTTGGACCGCATCACATCGGATGGGGTGGAGTGATGATCCGCGGATATGACAGTTGGAAAACCCGCTCGCCCGATGACGAAGATTGGAAACAGGATTGCGACCAGCCTTTCGGCGAGTGCGACTGCTGCGGCAAGAAACGCCCGCTCTACCGCACATGGGCCTACCAGATTGAAACATGGGCCTGTGAGGAATGCACGTCATGAACACATCCGAACAAATTGACGAGTTGGCCGGTGCCTTGGCCAAGGCACAAGGCATGATGGAAAATGCCGTCATGAACCGGACCAATCCGCATTTCAAATCGAGATATGCCGATCTGGCCGCCATCATCAACGCCGCGCGCAAAGCATTGTCCGCCAACGGCCTCGCATTCGTTCAGACCATCAGCGACGGTGTCTTGCATACGCGGCTGTTACATACGTCCGGCCAGTGGATAGCGAGCGAACACCCCTTGCCGATGTCCGGCAAACCGCAGGAGATCGGCTCGGCGCTGACCTACGCGCGCCGCTATTCGCTTTCTGCATTGCTTGGCATTGCTGCTGACGAGGATGATGATGCCAACGCCGCCAGCCGCTCCAACGGCAAAGACAACACGGAAAAATTGCTGAATGCCGAGCAGATGGAATACGTCTGGGAAAAGGCGCGCGAATACTGCGATCCTGATGTGCAGCAAGAGTGGATTGAATTGCTGGTCAAGTCGGTCGGCCACGACCAGTTGGCCGAGGTGCCGCAATCCCTGTTCGAAATGCTGCGACAGAAAATTATCGCATGGCCGAAGTCGCCGGGCGCCGCCAAGTGGAAATCGCAATGACGGTGGAAATCATCGACTGCGTGCAGGGCACGCCAGAATGGTATCAGGCACGGTTGGGCATCCCAACCGCGTCCTGCTTCAAGGATGTGAAGGCGCAGGGCGAGGGCAAGGTGCGCTCCACCTACATGCGCCGCCTTGCCGGTGAGATCATCACCGGCCAGCCAGCCGAAACATTCCGCTCGCCCGAGATGGAGCGCGGTAGCCGGATGGAGGATGAAGCCCGCGCCAACTACATTTTCGGGTGGAATAACACCCGGCCGACGCGCGTCGGCTTCGTGCGCCGCGCCTATGTCGGCTGCAGCCCGGATGCCCTGCTGGGCGACGACGGTGTGCTCGAAATCAAGACGCAAAAGCCCGAACTGCTGATCGCCACCCACGATGCCGATCGGTTTCCGCCGGAACACATCGCACAGTGCCAGGGTGCGCTGCTGGTCACCGGCCGCAAGTGGGTTGACCTGTGCGTGTACTGGCCGGGCATGCCGATGTTCGTGCGCCGCGCCGAGCGCGACGAGGGCTACATCGACATGCTGATGGACGAACTCTCCCGCTTCAACAACGAACTGCAGGCCATGGTCGCGCGCGTACGCGCCTACGGCCAGAGGGCGGCAGCATGACAGACCGCACACCGATCATCCGCAACACTCTGCGCAACGATCTGCTCGACCGCATCAAGGACAAGCACTTCATGTGGTGGAAAGACAGCCTGGAACTCTACCGGATGGCCGGCCTGAAGCCGGCCGCGTTTGGCAATGACGTGCTGTTCGTGCTGACCTACCAGCTTGTCTGGATGCTGGAGCATTATAAAATCGACACAGATACCTTTGTTGAGAGTTTGCGGGCCGCCAGGAAGTCTTATCAGGACATCGAAGAATGAGCGTGCCCCCGCCGATCTACTTCACATGGAACGGGGAGGCGCTGGAGCCGATGGATAGGTTTTCGCGGCTAGCCGAGCAGTCGTTCACTGCCGGCCATTGCTACAAGATGATGGTGGTCGAGGAGGGCGAGCGCCGCTCGTCCGAGCAAAACGCCAAGATGTGGGCCATGCTGACCGAGTTCAGCCAGCAACTTGAACATGGCGGCCGCTACTACGATCCCGAACATTGGAAGGCGATCTTGTTGCACGCCTGGGGGCAGGAGATCGAATTCCTGCCGGCACTGGATGGCAAGACGTTCATTCCCTACGGCAACCAATCAAGCAAGATGCTCAAGCGCGACATGATAAGTTTCTTGGATTTCATCGGTATCGAGGGCAACCGCCGCGGCGTGGTGTTCCGCGATGATCCGATCGACGCCGACGAGCGCAGCGCATGACGCGCGTTGAATTCACCGCCAAGGTCAGAAACCAAGCCTACGAACGATCGGGAGGGATATGTGAGTGCGGATGCGGAACACCACTTGCAACAGGGGCCATCGAATATGACCATCGAATACCGTGGGCAATCTCTCAAGACAGTTCACTTGAGAATTGTCTGTGCCTTACCCGCGGACATCATCGAGAAAAGACTAGAGTTGATATCAAAGACATTGCAAAGGGCCGACGCATCCGACGTAAGCATCGCGGTATCAATAAGCCCGGAGGATTTGCGACCAACCGCGATGGGCCGTTCAAACGAAAATTGGATGGCACCATCGAGAGGCGCCGATGACTAGCCGTGATCACTTCAACCCAATTGGATATGGCACGCCCATGACCGACATTGATCGTATTCACGCAGCGATGTCTTCGAAGCCGACCGACATTGTCGAGCGGCTGCGTGATCCCAACGTAATCTCAATGGCGGTGCGGCTTGAGGCTGCCGCCGAAATTGAGCGGCTGCTGGCGGCGCTGCAAGAGATGTTCGCTGAATGTGGGGGTTATACCCTCGATAACGACGTTGCATTCCGTGTCGCGAGTATCGCCCGCCGCGCTCTGGAGCCCAAGCCATGACCGACATTGTCGAGCGGCTGCGCGGCCATCCCGGCGCAGGGATGTCGGTGACGGAGCAATTCCGCAACATGGTCGAGCAGCGACATGAGGCCGCCGCCGAGATCGATCGACTGACGGCAGAGCGTGACGCATATCATGAAAGCAACGAACGACTAGCGAAGATGGTCAGCGGCAAGAATGCCGAGATCGAGCGGCTGCGGAAGCGCTATGAGCGCGACATGGCCAATGTCCATGAGGCCCGCCGTGCCCTGGAGCCCAAGCCATGAGCACCGCCAGCGCAGTCATCAAGCGGCTGCGCGCTGAACTCCTGCGGCTGGCCGAGGACAACATAAGGCAGCAGAAAGAAAACGAGCGGCTGCGCCAGACCATCAACGATCAGGCCGCCACCATCACTGGATTGTTCCGCGAGATCGAGCGGATACTGCCTACGCCGGTGACCGGTACGGATAGATGACGCTCACCTGATCGTCCGTACTCACGCCCAAACTTCTAGCGAGAGCCTCGGAGAGATCGGCGGCCCTGCCGGTTTCTGCCTCATGCGGCCCCCAATCAGCGGGATGGGCCAATCGTGCAACGCCGGTCTTGGTGTTGGTCACCAGCGCCATCTGGCCAGAGTTGGCCAGCATGTCCTTGCTGGTGACATCGTAGTCCCAACGGCATGCCAGGAAGAACACGTCGGGGTCCATGCGCCGCGCAAGGCCGGTGGTCGCCGGCGGCTGATCCCGCAAGAACAGCCATGGCGCATCCTCCACCTCGTAAAAGAATGCCAATCCTTCCGATGGGCTGACGCCGGTATCATCGGGCCCGCCGAAAGTAGAGCAGGTGCCTTCCGCCACAAACAGCACATCGCTCGGCGGCTCGGGCGTGGGTCCGGGAGAACTTTCCTCACCGCCAATGGCGCCGGCAATGGCGGCGCAGATCTCATCATAATTCTGGTAGTAGATGTCCACGTCAGCTTGACTATCCACGAAACAGGTTTCGATCAAAATCGCCGGCTCTTCCGTTCCATTGAGGAAGGCCAAATCGGTTCTTTTTTTCGGGCCGCGATTGATCAACCCAGACGCTTCACAAATGCTGTCCACCACCTCATCGGCAATCTCCTGGCCGGTCGAACTGACATAAAGCACCTCACAGCCCATCGGCTTCTGCGTGGTTTCGTAAGCGTTGAAGTGAACCGAAATATCTAGATCCCTGGTCTGGGCATTATGAAAATCAACGATCCGGTTCAGGTTCTCGGACTGATCGTCCGATACGTTGTCGTGATAGGTGGTCACTTGAACGCCCTGCTCGCGCAGATAATCCGCGACGGTTTCCACCACCTTGCGCGCCTCGTCCACCTCATCGATGTAGCCCGAAGCACCGCGGATGTGCTTGCCGTGGCCGCTGCTGATAACAACCTTCATGGCGCAAACCCTCCCAGCAGCCGCACCCGCAATTCGTTGCCGGCCGGCGCCGATGCCCCGGTGTCGATCGCAATGGCAAAGGTGCGGATGTCTTCCTGCACCACCGGCCGGTCGCGCGTGCCGCTGCGGATCTTGAGGAAGCCGGTCACCGTGTCCATGCCGATGATGGCAGTGCCGGCGAACACCGTGCAGGACACCTCCTGGCCGTTTGGCTTCATGATGTCGTTGAAGCCGACGCCGTCGCTCGATGTCTGGAACGTGATGTCGGCAAACGTCCACAGCTTCGGCATGGTGATCTTGATGATGCGCCCGGCGCTGCAGTCGAGCGCATCCGACAGGCTCTCGCCCGCAGAAATATTCGGACCATTCAAAACTTGGATTGCCATTTTATTTCTCCGGTGAGCAGGACGGTGGTTGCCAATCGAGCGCAAATTTGCGCGCGCGATTGTGAGCGTTGATAGCGTTGGTGGTTCCTACTTGCGCCCTGGCCGGCTGATCGTGCTGGGGGTCTTTCTGCCAGATGTCGAATAGATGCGTCATC